AGCGAAAGAACTAAATGTGAAATATGGACTAGGGTTATGGGGTATCACAGACCGATTAAAAGTTTTAATCCTGGCAAGCAATCAGAACACGCTGAGAGAGTGTATTTCAAGGAGAAATAATGAGCAGGTGCGTCTTAATATTTATAGCTGGAATGATAGTTAGTTTAACTGCTATGGCTTTCTTCGCACCTATGATGCAAATGGGTCAGCAAATGATGCAGATGCCACAACAATTTGTATGTCCTAAATGTAGCTGTGAAAATGGTCAATGAATCCATGAAGCCGATAATAAGGCAAATTAAGAATATAGATGACTCTAGTTTAAGAGGGTTGTTGTGTGATTCATTATTAGAGATGTGTGACGAATTGATTGCTAGGGGGAAAGATGACGACAGCAAGACCAGAGATGCGGACGATAGCGTTCGTTTGTGATTACAAAACATTTTTAAACGTTACAGATCGACGAGATAGTGCACCTAACCAGAAGCTCTGGCTGGATCTTGTAGCTGTAGTAAACATAGAACATTATGACACCTTCAAAGAAGAGCTTTGTGAAGCAATTGCACTGCTCGCAGACGACTATATATAAGTAAAAACAGATACATTGATACTTATCTTATCTTTGTGATATAATCTGTATCAAATCTAGCATAGTGGATACCCTTATTAAAGGCCCATACCAGCTAGGACTATCGGCCCGGAAAGCGGATACCCGAAACAAGGTATGAAAATTTAATTATTAGGAGACTATTATGTCAGCATCATTAAGCGCAGCCGCGCAACAACAATTCGACTCAGAGGTGAAACACGCGTTTCAAACCGCTGGTCAATTAAGAGGCACTGTAACTACTCGTAACGATGTAGTCGGTGATATTTATAAATTCCGTAAGATGGGTAAGGGCCTAGCTAATCAGAAAGCAACTTCTGCTGATGTAACAGCTATGGGCGTTACACACTCATTGATCTCTGCTACCCTGGCAAACTGGAACGCGCCAGAGTACACAGACATCTTCGACGCAAAAGAAGTAAACTTTGACGAAAAGACAGAACTGCAAACAACAATCGCAGGCGCTCTTGGTCGTAGAATGGATCAGATTATCCTTGACTCATTAGACGCAGCTACACCGGCCGCTTCTATTGCTCATGGTTCAGCTGGTTTAACAATCGCTAAGTTGATTACCGCTTCTAAGACATTGACTGATAAGGGTGTTCCGTCTGGTGGTCGTCATATTGCGATCTCAGCAGCAGCACTAGAAGATCTATTAGGTACCTCTCAGATTACAAGCGCTGATTACAACAATGTTCGTGCGTTAGTAACTGGTGATATTAACACCTTTATGGGCTTTAACTTCCATGTTATTGAGTCACGTTCAGAAGGTGGTTTAGATCTTGTTTCTGGTGTTCGTGAAGGCTTTGCATGGCACGAGTCAGCAGTTGGTCTTGCGATCGGTATGGAAGTATCAGCTAAAGTGGACTGGGTTCCACAAAAGACATCATGGTTATGTAACGGCTTAATGAAAGCTGGTGCAGTAGCGCGTGATGGCGACGGCATTGTTTCAATCAAGTGGCAAGAGTAATTTTATAACTACTTAGGATAAAACAAAGTTGAAACTAAATGGCAGCGGCTTATAACTAGGTTGGCTGCCATTTTTCTTATTTAAAGGAAGGGATATGGCAACAGATATTGAAATTTGCTCGAACGCATTGATTATGGTTGGACATGGGCCGATCGCTTCGTTTACAGACGGTGGCGCAGGTGCGAATACAGCTACCGCTCTCTACGCTACTACTTATGAGAGTGTATTGTCACAGCACAGATGGCGCTTTGCCTCTGCAAAAGTGGCTCTTAGTAAATTAACAGCAACACCACAAAACGAGTGGTCAAATGCTTTTCAGTTGCCTTCAAATTATATTGTGGCAACAAAGGTCTATCCGATAGTGGATTATGAGATCTACGAAGATAAGCTTTATTCAAACGCAGATTCAATCGACATAGATTATATCTTTAAACCCGATGAATCAAAACTGCCAAGCTATTTCCAGAGATTATTGGAATTTAACTTGGCTTCTATTTTTGCAATCCCAGTCACTGATAATTCTACTAAAGCAGAAGAGTATCGTAAGATGGCAGAGGATCAGCTCAAACGAGCAAGATTTACAGACTCGCAAGCACGACCAACAGATGCGATTGTTGACTCACCTTTTATTGAAACGAGAAACTAATGCCAAGAGTCATTAACCTGCAAACAAGTTTTAATAGTGGCGTATTAGATCCACGACTTGCAGCACGTACAGATTTAAAGCATTTTTATCAAGGAGCTTCTGAGGCAGTCAATGTCCAGTCATTGCCACAAGGTGGTATGAAACGTCGCCCTGGCTTTAAATATGTTGCAGCAATTAATTCCCAGTCAAGACTGGCAGCATTTGCATTTAATGTTGAGCAGACGTATCTACTTGTTTTTACTAACAATAAAATATCAGTTTATAAAGACGATGTACACCAGGCCGATATAACAACGACCTATACAACATCACAGTTGTTTGAATTACAGTGGACGCAATCAGCAGACACAATGATTATTGTGCATGAGACTCATCGACCTAGAAAGTTGGTTCGTGGATCGACTCACTCTTCTTGGACGATCTCTAACATTTCATTATCAAACATTCCACAACATGACTTTGGATCTGGCGATGAAAACGTATGGAGTTCCTCACGCGGCTGGCCAAAGAGTGTTACCTTTTATCAAGGTCGTATGTGGTTCGGTGGCTCTAAGTCTCGCCCACAGACATTGTGGGGATCTAAGACAAATGATTTCTATAACTTCGATTATGGCACTTCCTTGGATGATGAGGGTATTGGCTTAACTTTAGACACAGACCAGGTTAATGCGATCACTTCTGTTTTTGCTGGTCGTCACTTACAGATCTTTACAACTGGTGGTGAATTTTCAATCCAAGACATTCCGATTACGCCAGCTAAAAGTTCAGTCAGACGACAAACCTTATTTGGATCAAGTTCAATTCCACCTAAATCAATCGATGGTGCAACCTTGTTTATTGATCGTACTGGTAAATCAGTTCGAGAGTATTTGTTTGCTTATGCAGAGGATGCATATACCTCTGGTACGGTTTCGTTGTTGGCTTCGCATTTGCTTGAGGCGCCGGTTGATATGGCCGCACTTAGGGGTACTTCCAATACAGATGCAAACTATCTTTATGTGGTGAATAACGACGGCTCAATAGCTGTATTTAATTCACTTAGAGACCAGGAAGTGGGCGGTTGGACAAAGTGGACAACTGATGGCGAAGTTGAAGCAGTTGCGGTCGTTGTTGAAGAGGTTTACTTTTTAGTTAAAAGAACAATTAACGGGGTAGTTAAACGATACCTGGAGAGATTAGATCCGGACACTTATACAGATGCTTGTGCGTCTGTCTCATTGAGTCCGGCTTCTGCCACAGTCACTGGCCTTGGCCATTTAAACGGCGAAGAGTGTCGAGTTAGAGCTGATGGTTCGGTGATGGCAAATGCCACGCCAGCCTCTGGTTCAATTACTTTGGCAAGAGCGTCTGAAGAGGTTGAGGTTGGTCTTAACTATGACGCTTCAATTAAAACAATGCCAGTCAACCAAGACTTCCAGGACGGCCCAATATTAACCAGAAAGAAGCGCGTAGTTCGGGTTATTGCTAGTTTGTATGAGTCTCTTGGTGTTTCGGTAAATGGTGAGTATATGGTTGATAGATCGTTTGGTATGGCACTAGGTAGTCATATAACGCCTTTCACTGGCGTCAAAGAAATGCATTTGTTAGGTTGGACAGACTTAGCACAGGTTGAAATAACACAAGTAGATCCAGGCCCGATGACGATATTAGGCCTTGGAGTGGAGGTAGAAGCATAATGGGTGACTTTATGAAAACAGCAGCTGTCATTGGAGCAGCTGTATATACTGGCGGAGCTTCATTGGCGGCAACTGGAGCAGGTGCAGCAACTGGAAGCTTTTTAGGTTTATCTTCTGGAGCTTGGGCAGGTATTTCAACTGCTGGCTCGATGTTGATGAATGTCAGAGCTGGACAAGCACAACAAGTTAATTATGAAATGCAGGCTAGAGATGCAGAGTTTGCTGCTAAAGACAGAGAGGTGACAAGGCGCAAGCGTTTAATTGCTTCCCTTGCCTCACAGAATGCAGCTCGCGGTGCAGCCGGTGTTAGAGCGTTTGAAGGTTCTCCAGCCGCCATGATGAACAATGACATAAAAGAGTTTGATTACGACCAGTCGATGGCCGCAGCAAACCTGGGTATGAAGAAACAGTCATTATTAACGTCGGGCAAGCACGCGGTGCAATCTGGCTATATGAGCGCTGGATCAAGCTTATTAGATGGTGCGTCAAAATATGCAAATAGATAAGGATGGCTGAAATGCAAAGATACCAAAGATCCGTACAGATACAACCTACAGCAATGGGGAATGAGCAGGCCCAAGGATTTCAGACGTTAGCCAACAGATTGCAATCATTCGCAAATCAACAGCACCAGATTGCAGATCAAGACGCCGCAAGAGAAGGTGAGTTAGCCGGACAAACAGCAGCTTCTGGTAAGAGTAGTGGTGTTGAGTTTCAAGATGCAGGAACAATCAGAGGCAGGGCATTTAATAAAGGCGCACTGATGGCCCACGCAGCTCAGATTCAGATTGATGTTAGAGCTGATGTGCAGAACTTTGCAAGAGCAAACCCTCTTAATATTGAAGGTTTTGATACGCAAGTCGAAGGCATGAAGAAAGGTCTATTGTCAAAAGTTGATCCGATATTGCGCCCACACGCAGAAAAAGAGATCAACGACTACGTTTCAAGAGCTAGAAGTGGCATTCAAGATAATGTTTATAAACAGCAAATGGACGAAAACCTAGCAACGATCAATACTGCGGCCACTGGCATAGAAGAAGATATTTTGATTTCAGCCAGAGAGGGTGATCTTGAAATGCTAGAGAAGAAGCGCGCGCAACTAGCCGCTATCTATCAAGAAGGTTTAAATGATAATGTGTTAGATCAATCTAAGGTTGAGTCAGCACTCGCAACACTAGATGAGCAGATTGATGCACAAATCGTAATCGGCTCGTTCGATACTGAAATTAATGCTGGCAACATAACCGAAGCCAGAGCAAAGCTTAAAAAGTTTGAGAAGAGTAAGAACAAAGACTTACTTCCAGGCACCAAGGATGCGGTTGTGCAAAAGGTTAGATCCAAGATCAACGCACTACAAGCTGAGATCAATAGAAAGGCAGCAATCACAAAAGCAGAGCTTGCAGTTAAAGAGAAGATCTTAGCTAAACAAGTTACAAATGCAGAAAAAGCACTAGATAACGGATTCCAGCCGCCAGGTCTTGAAGCTTTGATTGACGAAGCTAAAGGCACCAAGTATGAAGCACAGCTTAAAGAAGCGCAGATCCATGCAAATGTTGTTTCTAAGTTTGTCATGATGTCTCCACAAGAGCAAGAAGCGCAGATCAACAAAGCTAAACAAAATAAAAACCAAACTGGTTCGTCAGTGCGTTTAATTGAGCGTCTGGACAAGGTGCACAATCACACTGTAACTGAGCTGGCTAAAGACGGCCTATCTCTAGCAGTAGAGCAAGGCATATTGCCGCAGGTTGATCCGATCAACTTAGCAGATCCTCAGTCAATGGCAAATAGAGTTGCACGTATTAGTATTGCAGAAGCACACTATAAGCAGAATATTTCACCACTAACAGCAGCTGAGACAGATGAGATGGCTGCCAGCTTTAGTAGAATGACGGCTGATGAGAAGATTGGCATGTTAAATGCGGTTACTACTGGCTTTGGTGATTCATCTATTGAAGTATTAAAGCACCTAGACAAAAAGAATCACATCTTATTTGCACATGCAGGCGCGTTGATTGTTGATGGCGCACCAGAAGTGGCTCGTTTAGCGATCATGGGTAACGAGCAAATGAAGCTTAACAAGGGCATATTGCCAAGTGACACAGACTTAATGCCAACGATCACAACCTATATGGGTGATGTGTTTGTATCAAACCCTAAACATAGTGCTGCGATCATTCAAACAACCAAGGCGGTTTATTCTGCTATGGCTGCTGATGCAGGTATTACTGATGGCGTGCTAGATACCGACATATTAGAGAGTGCATTAGAGCAAGTAACTGGCGGCGTATTAGAGATTGAAGCAGATGGCAGCGGATGGTTTTGGGATGACAAATATAGGATCCAAGCGCCAGCTCGTGGTGTAACGGCAGACATGTTTGAAAACTATCTTGAAGGCTTGCGTCCAGGTGATATTGATCAGATGGGTGGCACACTGGCATTTTCTTCTGCGGAAGCGGTGGAAAAGATTCAAAAGGGTGTGTTGACTAATGTCGGCCAAGGTAAATACCTGGTGAATATAGGATCTGGTTATTTACTAAACAAACAAGGTGAACCGTTTGAATTTGAATATGGTGTTAAAGGCAAAGGTAAGAATAAGGCCGTTATACAACAAGAGCCAGAGGGTAAATAATGAGTATTTACGATTCTGGCTACCAAAACCTAAGAGATCACGCTAGGCGTTACGGCGTTAGCTCTATACAACAAGAGACTGGCTGGAGCGAGAATCACGATGCAACTGCTGATTTTATGAAGCAGGAAATGCTCTCAACGTCTGAGCAGATGATGATCGGTGATCAAGTTAATCAAGCAGCGACACTTTATAGAGATTCTATTAAAGACCCTAATAAAGACAAGCTCGGTGGTATTGAGTTGGGCAATGTTGGTATGGGAGCCTTACACCTCAATAAGCAATATTTGGAAGATAATCACCAGGCGATCTTAGATCTGCAAGTGCAATATCCAGAAGCTGGATTTAAAACCATTGATGACATTATGAAGGACGCACAAGAGAAAGCGCGTCTAACTCGTGAAAGTATGTCTAAGGTGTCAGCTAACTCTTCTGGACTGGGTAAGCTTGGCGTTTTAACTGGTGGTTTTGAAGGCTTCTTGCATGATCCTATATTGGTTGGATCTATGTTGTTAGGAGCTAAAAAGATTACTGGCCCATCAAAAGCAATAAATGCTTGGAAAGCTTTTAAGACAGAAGCTGCTATTGCTGCTGGTGCTGAGATGCTAATTACACCAAGTGTCATGTCTTGGAAAGATGAACTTAACTCTCCATACTCATTGAAAGATGCGACGATCAATATTTTAACCATAGGTGCATTTGCTGGTGTTACTAGAGCTGGTGGATCATACGTTGTAGATGTATTTGAAGCTAGAAAGGCAATCTCCTCCTTGCGCGCTGCCGGTAAGGATGGCGAAGCTGATGTTGTTGAGTCTTATGTAAATTTACAAGAAAAAGGTATTAACAATCAAGACGCCCACATCCAGGCATACAAGAAAGCACAAGAAGCATTAGACAGCGGTAAGATCGTTGAGCAAGCAGAGTTAGATAAGATTACTGGTGGCAATATTGGCCTAGAGTCGATTGATCCAAAAACGGTTGAGGTTGATGCGTCTACATTTCAATTCAAATCACGTGGCGATGAGTTTGGCGTAACAGACAGACTGCAAGGCGTCAAGAAATGGGATTCAATTAAAGCAGGAACTTCGATTGTTTGGGAACGTGCAGACGGCGCTCGCTTCATTGCAGACGGACATCAAAGACTCGCACTAGCTAAACGTTTAATCGGTGATGACGCACAAGAGGTCGGACTAAACGCATTCATTATGCGTGAAGCTGATGGTTATACGGCAGAAGCAGTTAGAGACATTGCAGCGTTTAAGAATATTGCAGAAGGATCTGGCAGCGCACTTGATGCAGCTAAAGTGATCAGATCTGGAAGGGTGTTAGATGAAGCACTGCCAACTAATTCAGCATTGGTTAGAGATGCTCAAGGATTATCTAAGTTAGACGATGCGTCGTTTAGGCTTGTTATTGACGAAAAGATTGACGCTAAGTATGGCGCGATCGTGGGCGAGCTAGTCTCAAATGCAGATGAGCAAGCAGCAGTAATTAGAGCATTAATGAAAGAAAAGCCAGCCAACATAAACCAGGCGAAAATTATGGTGAGTGATATGAAGGCTGCTGGATTCACTAAAACAGAGACGCAAGATCTGTTCGGTGGCATGGAGATCACAGAGTCGTTATTTAAAGAACGCGCTAAAGTGATTGATAGTGCAATGCGACAAATTAAGAAAGACAAGAGTGTATTTAAAACCCTTGCAGAGCAAGAGAGCAGAATCGCTGGTGCAGGAAACAAGCTTGATCGTGATGCCAACTTATTAAGGCTATCAGATGACGAAAAAACACTTGCTACACTTACCAGTCTTGCTAACGCAAAAGGCCCAGTCTCAGACGCCATTAACGACGCAGCACGACGAGTTAAAAGCGGAGAAAGCATACAACGAGCAACTAGAGATATTCTTCCAGAGCTTAGAAGATCCACAGAGCCTGGATCTGATGTTAGACCTAATAGAGATGGAGCCGGAGACGGACAGCCTACATTAATCCCAGAGAAAGGCAAGCCGGTTCGTTTACAAGATCTTAACGATGTAGAAGTAGAAAAAGTTGAGCGTGAATTTAAAACAAAACAGAAAGAGCTTAACCTAACGCCTGGTCAATATAGAAAGGCCGCACAAACTCCACAAAAACAAATTGTAACTATTGGAAAAGAGCTAGAGGATGCAATGGGAGAATCTATTGCATTTTTAAATCCAGGTATTAAAGATCTATTAAAGATCAAAGACAAGATAAAGAATAAAGGGTATGACGGTACTGGTGATTTAACAGATGTTGTTCGAGCTGGTTTTGCAGTCAAAGAAGCGTCAGACATGCCTCAGATCATTGAGAAAATATCTAAACGATATGAAATACTAGATGAAGGGATTGTTGTTAATGCAGCCGGGTACATAGATCAAAAGATACTTGTTAGGTTTGATAACGGCCTTGTTGGTGAAATTCAGTTGTGGGAGCCGCATATCTTGGCGGCAAAGGAAGGTGCTGATTTTGTAAGAGATGTATTCCCCAAGCATTTGCAAGAATACGTTTCAGATATGGATATTCCACCAAGAAAAGACAGCGGTCATGATCTATACGAAAGACAAAGAAGCTTGTTGGAAGGTGGAAAGGTTAAGCCAGGTAAGGGCGAAGAGTTTAAAGCGTTAGAAAAGTCTATGAAAGACCTTTATGCAGATGCTAATCGTTTTTCAAAAACTTCTTGGAATGACGCTTTAGAAAGTGGCCGACCAGAGTCGCGTATTTCTAATGGAGAGATCATTTCCCATTCTCCAGGATCGGATGATGTACGAATAAACCAACCTTCAAGTAAGCCGTCTGATGGCTCTACTGTTACGGCTGGACGACCTTCCCAGTTGAAGAACGCAGAAACGTCTTTAAAATCAAATGATGCCATAAATAAATCCTCCACAGATATTATACCAAAAGATACAGATAGTATCAAGTTAAATCAGATAAATATTCATAGAAGCGAACAAAAGCCGCAAAACCTAAGAAAGCAGCTAGACGAAGTACGAAGAGGTGTAGTTGGTGATAAGCTTACCGCAGGTGGTACTCTTGCTACACAAACTGGTAGAGAGACAACACCGTTCCCTAAGCTTGATAATAGTTCACACAGAAAGGCGCTTAATACGTCAGCTAGGGTCGATAAATGGCTAATAGAAAACGCTATTGCAGAAGCAAAGTCTAGGGGTGATAAATTTAACCTTAGACAATTTGAGCAAGATCTGCCATTAACAAAAAAAGCTGATAACCTTCCACAAGCAAGTAGAGATTCAGCCGAGCTTTATTTGTTTGGCGAGGATATTCCAGTGGCACGTCAAAGCTCACTTAGAGAGTTAGACACTACAGCTGCTAGAGCTAAACTAAACGATCAACTTAAGGACTCCGGACTAGATCTGGACGATCCTTATCTCAACGATTTAAACGCTAAAGAACAACAACTGGTCAACGACTTGTTGGAGAACGGTGGCGACTTTGAAATTCCAACTGGCGCCAAGCTTGACGTAGATGGCAATGAGGTTCTTGAGTTTAGATCTGCAAAAGAAGTGATGAAAGAATTAGATGACGAGCAAAAAGTCATTGATGATATGTTTAAGTGCATGGGGGAATAGATGGCAGGTTTTAACGATTGTTTAACTTCACAAGGTGTAATTGATTATTTCAAGGAAGATCTGTTTGAGAGAGTTAATGCGAAAGCAGACGAGATCTCAGCGGATGGATCTATCTCTCCAGAAGCTGCACGCAAGATGGCAGAGGAAGCAGCGCTTAAAGCTAAAGCTGGTGAGATTGCTCTTAGAAAGAGACAAGAAGGATTAAAGATATTAAGACTGCAAGAAGCAATACAACACGCTAGCGCACATCCAGACGGTATGCAGGCAGGCGTTATGTCATTGTTAGTCAAAGATACTAACAGCAACGCAACTTATTCAAACATTGACAACCGCGCAAGTGCAGTGATCGGGCAACTGCACGCTAAGTTTGCAGATGCTATGGATCAATACCGTACTAAAGGTGCTGGCTTAATGCAAGACACTGAAGGTATGCGAGATATGGTTCGTGAGTTGTTTGGTACTAGCACTGGCAATGCTAGCGCTAAGACGCATTCAAAAGCCTGGTCAGAGACAGCAGAGATTGCTAGACAAAGATTTAATAGAGCAGGTGGCGCTATTGCTAAACGTGAGGACTGGGGCATGCCGCAGTTTCATGATGCAAATCTGGTTAATAAGGTGCCTAAAGAAGAGTGGATCGAATACATCACACCACTACTTGATCGCTCCAAGATGAAGAACAATGTCGGCCACCCTATGACAGACATGGAATATCGTTTTATGATGGAAAAAGCTTACGATGATATTGCCACAGACGGATTATCTAGCATGGTGCCAGGTAGACAAGGCGGCACTAAGCTGGCTAATAGACGCCAGGATCACCGAGTCTTACATTTTAAAGATGGCGAAGCTTGGTTAGAGTATCACGATAAATTCGGTCATACAGATATTTACACAACGTTGATTGATCACTTAGAGTCTATGGCAAATGATATTGCTAAGTTAGAGGTGATGGGGCCTAACCCAGAATTTACTTACCGTTATTTAAAAGATATGGTGGTTAAGGAAAAGGGTGCTGGAGAAGGCACAAGAGCTTTAGACGCGGTTTGGAATGTTGTTTCTGGAAAAGCACAAGCAACAGAGTCAGTAAGAGCAGCAGAATTTATGACAGCTGCTAGAAACTATGTTGTTTCCGCTAAATTAGGTAGTGCTTTTTTATCTTCCTTATCTGATATTGCATATCAACGCATGGCGTCAAAGTACATGGGTATGCCGGCCGGTGCTTCAGTTAAGAGAGCTATTGGTTTAATGAACCCATTAAATGCTGACGATCGTTTATTTGCAGTCAAGTTAGGCTTAATGGCAGACGCTTGGAAAGCAAGAGGACTAGCAGCAAACCGTTTTACCGAAGTGACTGGCTCTGGCACTAGTGCTAAGTTTTCAGATTTTGTTATGAAGGCGTCGTTACTATCGCCTTGGACAGATGCAGGACGTAAAGGTTTTGGCATGGAGTTTTCATCATTCATTGCAGATCATGCTGGCAAAAAGCTGAATGATCTTCCGATGGAATTACAACGTGGATTTAAAAAATACGGCATTAGTGATACAGACTGGGATCTAATGAGAGCAACTGAGTTGCTTGATCATAAGGGTGTTAAGTTTTTCTCTCCAGAAGAGATCATGAAGCGTAAAGATATAAACGAAGCTCAAAAGATCTCTTTAGCGACTAAATATAAAGAGATGGTTTTAACCGAGACAGACTATGCGGTGCCGACGCCAGATGCAAGAATTAGATCTATTGCAACTGGTGGTGGTTTAAAGCGTGGAACGATCATGGGTGAGCTGGTGCGTAGTGGCATGATGTTTAAATCATTCCCGATGACGGTGATCGCAACACACTTGTATCGTGGAGCAACGCAGGCTGGATTGCAAAACAAGATGAAGTATCTTGGTTATTTAACAATCTCAACAACGATATTCGGTGCGCTGGCTTATCAAACTAAGCAGATCGCCCAAGGTAAAGATCCTATGGATATGACAGATCCTACCTTCTGGGCGAAAGCTTATCTACAGGGTGGTGGAGCTGGTATCTATGGTGACTTCTTAGGTCAAGATGTTAATAGATTTGGTGGTGGTTTAGTTCAAACAGCAGCAGGCCCGATGGCTCAATTTGCATTGCAAGATTTGCCAAAACTAACACTAGGTAACGTACAACAATTTGTAGCTGGAAAAGATACAAATATTAGCGCAGATATGATACAATTCTTGCGACGAAATACACCGGGCGGATCGCTTTGGTACACACGGATGATTTTTGAAAGAACACTATTAGATCAGCTACAAAAAGAAGCGGATCCAAAAGCTTATAGGAAGTTTAGAAAGCAGATTAGAAAGAAGCAGAAAGACTATGGGCAGGACTTCTGGTGGAGACCAGGATCAGCAGCACCAAACAGAGCGCCAGACTTGAGCGCCGCAGGGGGATAAATGGCAACACTAACCGTAGGCGACTTAACACCAAGAGCGCAATACACAGCATCGTCGGGTCAGACAGTATTTACTTATGGCTTTCCGATATTCAATGACTCAGATCTTAAAGTTTATATAGGATCGACACTTCAAACAATCACAACTAATTACACCGTTTCTGGTGCTGGAACAACGTCTGGAGGAAATGTCACCTTAACCTCTGGAGCAACATCCGGAGATATTGTAACGATCTATCGAGATCTTCCAGTATCAAGGACAACAGATTATGCTACCGGTGGCGCATTATTAGCTGAAAACCTAAACGATGATTTAGATAAGCTGACAATGATGATCCAGCAAGTCGAGTACGATCTCAATAATCGTGTACTTCGATTTGGACAATTTACAACTGGTATTCCATTAAGTGAATTTACAGAGAGCGATACTGATCGAGCTGGTAAGGTACTTTCTTTTGATTCTTCTGGTGATCCTAATATCACACAAGAGCTTGGCGTATGGAAGGGTAACTGGGCGGCTTCAACTGGATATGTATTAAGAGATCTGGTTAAGGACTCAAGTAACTCAAACGTATACATATGTACTACGGCTCACACATCTTCTGGCTCAACGCCAGTTAGTTCAAATACAGATGTTGGTAAGTGGGCCTTATTAATTGATGCAGTTACAGCAGCAAGTTCATCTAGTGCGGCAGCAGCTAGTGCCACAGCAGCAGCTTCAAGTGCTAGTGCAGCGGCAACATCAGCAACCGCAGCAGCAGCAAGTAAAACAGCGGCTGAAACAGCAGAAACTAATGCTGAGACTGCAGAGACTAACGCAGAAACAGCAGAAACTAATGCAGCAACAAGTAAAACAGCAGCGGCATCCAGCGCCTCAAGTGCCTCCACTTCTGCTTCTACGGCTACGACACAAGCAAACAATGCTTCGACCAGTGCAACGTCAGCAAGTGGATCGGCAACAACCGCTACAACCAAGGCAGGTGAAGCCAGCACATCAGCATCCAGCGCTTCTACTTCAGCCTCTACAGCAACTGCACAAGCCAGTGCAGCTAGTGGATCAGCTACTAGTGCAGCCTCTAGTGCTACATCAGCAAATACAGCCAAGACAGCGGCAGAAACAGCTAAGACCGCAGCAGAAACTGCTCAAGCAGCAGCAGAAGCAGTAGCAGATAATATAGATGATGTCTATCTAGGAGCTAAAGCTAGTGACCCTAGTGTGGATAATGATGGTGATGCTCTAAACTCTGGAGACTGGTACTTCAATACTTCTAGCAACCTCAGTAGAATATATGATGGTAGCTCTTTTAATGATGTAGCTACTTCTACTACAGCCTTCCTACCTAAAGCTGGTGGCACTATGACAGGCGACCTATCTCTAGGTGATGCTGTCAAAGCTACCTTTGGTGCTAGTGATGATTTACAGATTTATCACGATGGTAGTAATAGTTATATTAAAGATGGTGGAACAGGTGCTTTAACTATTGATGCTACTGATTTTTATGTAAAGAATGGGCTTAATACAAAAACATATATTCAAGCACTAGACGGTGGAGCTGTTTCTTTAAGGTATAACGATGCCACAAGATTTGCCACAACTAATACTGGTATTGATATTACTGGTAGTGTTACTTGTGATGGTGCTACTATCGCAGGAGATATTAACGCCACAGGTGATATATATGTAACTGGTACATTGGATGTAAACTCTACTGATAGCATCAATATGCACCTTGATAGTAATAATGATTCTACTAACTCATTTAGTATCCTTGATGGTGCTGATAATAATCTGCTAATAGTGAAAGAGAGTGGCAACGTAGGTATTGGTACTAGCAGTCCTAGCTCTCAACTCCACTTATCCAAAGCTGGTGGTACACTTATTAAGCTAGGGACATCTAAAAACACTTCTGAAATTGAAGCAAGAGAAGTTGGTTCTGGCAATTCACTCGTATTAAGTGCTTCAAATAGTACAGACCATTTAGTTATTACAGGCTCGGGCAACGTAGGTATTGGAACTGACAGTCCTAACGCACAGCTTGATATTGAAGATTCTACTCAAGCGGTACTCCGACTAAATCACCCTGGGACGAATTATTGGGAACTACAAAACGATAGCAATTTAAAGTTTAATCGTGGCGGTACAGAACGTATGCGTATCGACTCCTCTGGTAACGTAGGTATTGGTACTAGTAGTCCTAGTGCTAAGTTGGATGTTACTGGTAGAGCGGTAGTTGATTCAGCTAACTGTGTTACGGTAGTTGATAACGATGGTTCATTTGATATGGACGGTGGTAATAACTTTAAGTGTACACCTAGTGGTAACTTCACTCTAACATTTACTAACATCACTGACGGTCAATCTGGATTCATCTTACTGGTTAATAGTGGTGGACATACGGTTAGTGCTGCAAGTACATCTAAAGTAGATGCTAATCTATTAGCTACTGTATCTACAGCTGGTACATATTTAATCAGTTACTTCTCAGATGGTACTTCGGCATATCTAACCAATAGTGCGGTGTACGCATAATGAAAAGACCTGACTTATCAGAGAGAAACACTACGCACGGTTTATCAGATAGACCTGAATATGC